AATATCGCACATATCTTTGGGAGATTGTCAATATAGTCATTGGTGAAATAGTATTCAAGATCAATGAACTCACCAAGAGTCAACTCATTCATTGGCTTAAGATACATCTCCTCCATTGATGCATCAATCTTGGTCCTGGCAATTGTTTGGGATGCTCTCTTTGATGGCTCGGTGTACAACCATTTCAAATCCTTCATCCATTCATTTAATTTGGCAATTTCGACATCATCCCAATCATCCGAATATGTATCGGTGAGGATGCACATGATATCGATGTTGTGATTGAACACACCATCCTCACCTTTTAATTTCCTTAACTCAATGAATTGCTCAAGAGATACTTGATTCCATCCCTTCGGGAGAGTTGGCTTTTGCATACTCTGATATTTTCTCGGTTACGAATACAATAAATGGTACACAAAATTCCGCCTTTTGAGTGCGGAAAAGTTTTGCTTTGTGCTTTAAATGTGCATCATCAAAGTGCTCAACGTTTGAAAGGTCAACACGTTTGAACATCACCGCAAGGATATCACTAATGTAATTGTATGGCTTATGGTTGATGATCTTCTCAATGAGCTTTGTTTCTTTCACCGATAATCTCAATTCGGCCTTGTATTGATATCCATCCAATTCAATCTCAAGTTGTGCCTCTCCAGGAGTGTATGAATTCAAATTGAATTCTTTCACCAACTCAATGAATTGTGAGAATGGATAATCATCCCACATCTTCTCCTCGATTCCAAGGAATTTAAAAACGTTCATGTACTTTTCGATATTATCAAGCTCCTTATCGTTTAGAATTTGACTGATTTTCTCGAATTGTTCGATGGTCAATTCCTCCATTTTGTTGGGAATCTCCTTTTCAAAAATAGTGATCATATCTTTTTTTTGAACAAATATACAAATAATGCAATATAGTGTATGAATAAAGATATGCCAATTTACAAAATTACTATTGATCCGGAGTATTCGGATGGTGAGGATTTAGGAATTGAACAAATCGCATTCACATCAAAGCCGGCCATTAAGATTCGAGGCCTTGCATTCAATCAAGCTCAAAGAATGATATTCGCTGATGATGTTAAGTATCGCATCACCGCACCGGCAATGATTCCTATGGATATATATCGTAAGGATGATGAGCAAGGTGAATACTATGTACAATTTGATGAGCAAACCATTGCAAAGATTCATGAGAAATTCATGAGTGATCTTCGCAATCGTGACCTTTTCAACCTTGAGCATGATACATCTAAAACGGTACCGGCATATATCCTTGAAACTTGGATCGTTGACCAACCAACACTTGATAAATCATATTCGACATTTGGCATTGAAGTACCAAAAGGTACGTTGATGGTGACCGCTCAAGTAACCGATCCGGAGTATTATGCCGAATTGGTTGCCAATGATCAAGTTGGATTCTCAATCGAGGGATTCCTTGGATTGAAATTATCGGAACAATTAAACAAATATAAAATGAAGTTACCCGATGGAGAGCACCTAATCGAGGACAAAATCTACATTGTAAAAGATGGAGAAGTTGTTGAGATTAAAGAGGTGGAAAAAGAGCCCAAAGAGGAAGTTGTTGAGGAAGAGATGTCAACCGATGAGGTAAAGATGGAAGATACAACGGTTGAGGAAGATACCACAACTGAAGAGTCAACCACTACCGAGGAGGAAATGGCTATTGATCCAACAATGGATGCTGAAGCAATTGCAGCGATTGTACTTCCAATCATTGAGGAAAGAGAAAAAGCAATCATTTCGATGATCGCTGATCTTCGCAATCAAATGGAGGAGATATTCGCTGAAGAGCAAAAAGTTGAGGAAGGTCAAACGCAAATGACCGCACTTTCAATGAGTGAAAAATTTGCAAAATTCAAACAATTTAGTAATCAATAAAAAAAAACAAAATGTCTAAAAAATTAAGATTCGATTTAGATGTGGATTCAACGGCTTTATTGGCAGCGAATCCGGAAGCATTCTATTCAAAAGCGTATTTATCAGAGGAAAACCTTGCTGATAACTACCGATTGTTACCAGGTATCAAATCAAAAACGAAAATTGCAACCGTATTGTTCGGCCAGGTTTTGGCTGCATCTTCATGTGCATTCGAAGCACCAACGGATGATTTGAGTGCGGTTGAATTAGACGTGACGGCTCTTTCAGCTATGGCACAAATTTGTCAATTTGACCTGGAGCAATCATTCGTTGCACTTCAAATGGCAAAAGGATCAAATGGTGATTTCACCGTTGCATCTTTCATGGATTTCTATTGGAATGAAATGGCGAAAGTAATCGGTCAAAATATCGAGTTGCTTCGTTGGCAAGGTGATACAACATCTTTGACTCCATCTTTGGCTTTGGCTGATGGTTATATCAAAGGGTTGTTAGCTGATGCAACTGTGATCGATGTTGCAAACACAACGGTAACTGCATCAAATGTATTGGCTGAATTAGCGAAAGTATTCGCGGCAGCTCCATCCGCAATCATCCGTAAAAAAGCTGATCTTCGTTTATACGTTTCAACAAATGTAGCTAATGCATACGAACTTGCAGCAGCAACCGGAAACACAATGACGTATGTGACAACTCCATTGGCGTTGACTTACTTAGGTGTTCAAGTTGTTGTTTGTGAGGGCATGCCAAATGATACGGCGGTACTTACATTGAAAGACAATCTTTTGTATTGCTTCGATGCTGAAGGAGATGACAAAGCGTTGAAAGCGGTTAACTTATCCGATACCGTTGCTGAGCCATATATCCGTACTCGTGCAAATATGAAAGTTGGATTCCACCACGTTAATGGTGCTGAAATCGTTCTTTACTCATAATATCCTTGAGGGGATGAAACACTCCCCTCTTTTTTTTTAACTGATAAAATTCAACAAAAATGTGCGAAGCATTAGAAACAATCGTCAAATCTTGCGACAACAATAGTGGTGGGATTGAAAAAGTGTGGATTAATCAGCAAGATAATATTGATACATTCAGTGTACCAACCGGAACTTGGCAAATTGACGCAATCACTTTGGCGTCATTAGCACCGGATTACACTCCATTTGAGATCCGTAGAAATACCGGGAGCTATACCGAAGAGGCAGCAATTGACCTGGTAAATGGATCATCATATGTGACTGCAACAATCACCTTGCTATTCCACCGAAGAGATCAAGACAAATCTCAAGCAATCAAAATCTTGGGAGCTGGTCAACAATACTTGAATGCAATTGTAAAAGACATGAATGGAAAATATTGGTATTTCCCATACTTACAATTGAATACGGTAACTGAAGGATCCGGAACAACTCGTGCTGATGGTTCGAAATATTCCATTTCCTTAATGAGTGAGAATGATTATTTATGTTATGAAATCGAGGAGGCAGCGGTATCCGCGGTTGTTCCGGCATTATAATATATAAAATCCTTATAAGAGAGCCATCCCATCCGGGTGGCTTTTTTTATTTGTGAACATTTTAATGCTCATTTGCAATATAAGTAATGATATATATTAACAAAGGGGAGGTAAATTCAATTGTGTTGACATTAAATGAAGTGAGTTCATTGTCATCACCTTACTATTTATTCGTATTTCAAAACGAAATGAATCCAACATCCGATCCAATTTTATTCACAACAACCGATGAGTCACCATATCCGGAAAGATTCAATCTTTTTTATTTGGATGAGCCGGTTGACGTTACACTAATGAAAGGACAATACTCATACTCGGTGTATGAGAGCACAACTCCACCAACTGAAATCGATGATACAACCGGTATTGTGATTGAGGAGGGTAGAATGGTTGTGAGCGGTGCATCGACTTCATCAATATACGATTAATACATGGCTTGGTACAATATATTTAAGGCACAAAAAGAGCAATCAACCGAAGTGGTGGAGGGATATCAATCCTTTTCCACTCCATTCTTGAAAGTATTGGGAGGAAATCTTTCTCTCCCATATGTGAATGGAAGGCACCAAACAAGCGGATATATTCCATTCGGGGACGGGAATCTATTTCCGAGTCTTCTCAACCAATTGGTATACTCATCGCCACTCCATGGTTCAATTGTGGATTATAAAACAAATGCGGTGATCGGTGGAGGGTTTGAACTCAAAACCGAAAACACAACACCAAAAGACTTGCTCGATTTGTATACATTCGAGAAAAAAATTAAGCTCAAGAAAACGGTCCGAATCACAACCGAGCAATTGATTGTCCACAATCGAGTGTACTTTAAATTGTATTTTGATGATAAAATGAAAATGACTCGGGCGGAAAATGTTTCACCGGACAAAGTGAGAAGAGGTCGCAATCACAATGATTACTTCATTTGTGATGATTGGTCCTCAAGGATTGACGTATATGAGATAAAAAAATACCATCCAACTTGCACCGATAAATGCCAATTATTTGTATATGAGGTTGAGTGTTTGGGCCAGGACTGGTATCCGCTACCGAAATATAGTTCGGCATTAAATTTTGCATTTTTGAGTGGTGAGCTTTCGTATTTTGCAAAATCAAATATTCAAAACTCGGTATTCCCTTCATTCGCAATGATGTTCCCAAAAAGGCCACAAAGTGAGGAGGAGAAAAATGTCCTTAGAAACACGATCGACAAGATGAAAGGAGCTGCCAACTCGGGGAAAGCAGTCGCTTTTTTTGCTAACTCTCAGGACCAATTGCCGAAGATTGAATCTCTTCCAACCAACTCCAATGATAAGATGTTCCAGGAAGCATCCGGATTGAATACTGAACAAATATGTTTTGCTCACACGATTGATCCGATCCTCATGGGAGTGCGTACAAC